ATTCTCCTTGTGCCTGTGAGGTCATCATACGTGAAAAACCTTTGACTTTCTCGAACCTTATGACACTTTCAAATTTGTCATGCAGTTCTGCCTTATGAGAAATTACAAAGATATTAGCATCCTTTATGACATAACGGATAATCTTAAGAAACTCATCAGTTCCAAAACCATCAAGTGAAGAATCAAAGACCTCATCCATAATCAGCAGATTTGTATTAACTGAGTTCTTGACTCTTGCAACTTCTCTCCAAGTGAAGAGTAGGGCAAGGTCGATTCTCATTTTTTCACCCTCACTGAAAGAACTATAAGAAAAGTCTTCGTGAATGGGTGATTTTACAGTTTCATTAAACTCTTCATCCAGATGGAAGTTAATATAAAAATCCATCATCTGAAGATAACGATTCACCTGCTGATTTATGAACGGAAGATACTTCTTGATTATCTTCGTTTTAACGCCATCGTCCTTGAGTAAGGAGTAGGCAAAATCGTAATAAACGATTTCTTCTTTTTTCTTTGAAAGGTCTTCGAATGTTTTTTGGAGATTGGTTTGAAATTCTTCTAACTTCTCATGCTCAGTATTTCTGTTTGCAAGGTTTTGGGTAATAGTTTGAATTTCAGATTCAAGGTCTCGAATTTGTCTCTGGTTGAGGGATATCCGAGTATTGTTTTGAGAAATCTCATGATTGAGTTTCGTAATCTCCTTAGATAGAACTGTGAATTGACGCTCTCTCTCCTGTTCTAACTTTATAGTCTCCTCAAGTTCCTGAAAACCTTTCTGGAGTTCCTTTGCTTTATTTTGAGCGTCTGTAATTCTATTTAACCGAAACTCTTCTTCTATTGTTTGAGTACAAGTAGGGCAGACCGTATTCTCTGTAAAAAACTTATGCTCTTTGGTAATTACAGATACTTTCTGTGAGATTTTACCCTTAAGATTGTTAAGCTTTACTAACTTATCATCAGCACCAATAACTTCTTCTTGTTCTTTAGTATATTTAAAAATACTTTCTTCAGTCAAAGAATTCTCATTCATATAAACGCCAACTTCGGCATCTAAATTGGCAATTTTTTCCTTATTGGCATTAATATTGGCATTGCCACGATTCTCAAGTTCTTCAATGAAACTCTGTTGCATCTTCATTTTATCCTTAAGAGTTTCTTTCTTAAGTTCAAGAGATTTAATCTGATCCTTTTTCTCACGAATCTTATCCTTAATAAGATTATTCATCGCAGAGAAAATACGAATATCCAAAAGATCTTCAATCACTTCACGACGATGTGCCGTAGTCAGTTGCATAAACGGCACAAAAGTGCTAGAACCCAGAATCACAATCTGAGTGAAAGATTTATAATTAACCTTAAGAATATTTTCTTCTAGAATTCTTTGGTTGGCACGGTCATCTGCTTCTTTATGCAGAGAAACTCCATTTACCTCAATATCAAAAATATTTGGTTTGATGCCACGGCGGACAAGATAATCTCTACTATTCACAGAGAACTCAATCTCTACAAGACAATCTTTTTCGTTAGTAGTATTAACCAGTTGAGGTTTATTAATGCGCCTAAAAGGTTTGTTAAACAGAACAAAAGTAAGTGCATCCAAGATTGTGGATTTACCCGCACCATTTGTTCCGATAATTAAATTTGTATGGTGTTTTTCAAAATCAACTTCCGTCCACTGATTTCCAGTAGAAAGAAAATTTTTCCATTTAATCTTGTGAAATACTAACATTCTTAGGAGGAATAACGATATCGTCAGGAGTGATCACAGCATAACGGTAATTATACATCTTACACGTCTTGATTGCAAGCTCATCATCAACTTCTATAACTTCCATCTCAGTCTCTTCTTGATCTTCGAGCATCAGAGCATAACGAGTTGCATCATCTTCTTCCTCAAACAGAAATAAGACTTTGTGACCATATTGGTCTTGAACTGCATATGCTCCGTCGTCTTTTCTATCTTTGAGTGTAAGAAGAAACATTTACTCTACTTCGCAAGCTTGTTTATAAAGATCTTGAAATATTCCCTTGATGATGTTCTTATCAAATTCAAATTCTGCCTCATCAATATATCTATTTAAAATTGAAATAGTACTCTCTTCTTCATCAATCTCAAAATCTTCACTTTCTTGAATATCAAAGTTCTCAACAATTTTAAGTTCTTGAATACCAGCAGTGTAAAGTTTATCAATAAACTTTTCAAAATCTTTTGGTTTTGATTTCTTACGAACAATTACCTTAACAATCTTGTTTTCATACTCAGTCGCATCAAATAATTGATAAGGAGTGTCCTCATAATAAATGTGATAAAACAATTTATAAGGATTATTAACTGGGATATGAGTGAGGGTTTCCGTATCAAAGATATGAAATCCGCGAGTATCATTCACATCGGTCCAATACATTTCATAAGGATTACCAAGATAAAAAACCTGACCATTATCGGAACGAGTATGATAATGACCAGAAAATACTTTAGTAAATTTATTAAAAATCTTTGGATCTGTTCCGTGATCTTCCATAATCAGATTCCGATTCACACGGAAACCTTGAAGTTCTAAATGACCCATCGCAACTTTTGCTTTGGACTTTTTGATTTGATTGAGAGTTTCATCATAGTTCTCACTACAAATCCAGGGCACCATCATAATATCAAGACCACCAACTTTAATGGTCTGTGGAGAACTATAGGTCCTAATATTAGGATAGGTCTGAAGAAGCAGACTTGGAGAATTGACGCTATTGGTATTCTTATAGTAACAATCATGATTACCGACAATCATATGAACCTCATAATCTCTCATAGGTTCAAACACAACTCTCTTTGCCCATTCTAGACTTTGATAGTCAATTGACTTACGACTATCAAAAGCATCACCCATATGAATGACTGCTTCTACCCCGTGTTCTTTCAGGGCAGGAAAAAATACATTCTTATAGAAGAGTTCAAAGTGGTCGTGGAGATACTTTGAACCCTTTCTTGCCCCATAATGGGTATCGGTGATAATTGCAATCTTCATCGGTTATTGCGATACTGAATAGCGTCTTTGATACTATTATAGTCGCTACTGTGCCCAGAAAGCAAGCTATCGTCAACCATCATAACCTCATCAAACCCAGTGCGTTCAATGATTTTAGTTTTAATATCTAACTGCTTCTTTTCCTTTTGAATTCTTCTCAAAAAGGCGTAGTGAATAATTTGAGTAAAATAAGCAAAAGGATTCTTTGATTTCTCTGGATCAAAGTTGTGAATATATTGAACACAATTTTCAATTCCGTCAGAGATCATATCCTCACGGAACATATAATTCACAAAGTTTGGTTTATAAGATAAATGAGTCGCAATCTTTAGAAAACATTCTCCAAGATAATTTGGAATAGGAGGTTTACCATCCCAATGTTTTGCTCTATCTTCTTTGGTTGGTTTTCTATCATACTTCTTCAAGAACGAACTTTCAACCTTAGAACGATAGACAATCATTGCCTCTAGCAATTCTTTATTATTTACATAATGTTCAGTTTTCTTCTTGGGCATAGCATTGGACTCATTTAATATATGTTTTACTTATTATAACATATCTAAAGGGGCTTGACAAGTCATAAGAATACAAGTAGAATCCCTTTGTTCCCGTTGAAGATGAGAGTTTAGCTTTCTTTAATACCTTTAAAGAGTCTTTCAAGCCTCTTGCGAGAATCTTCAACAGAAGCGATGTAACCCATCTTTGATGATGGTTTAACTTTGCCAGAAGGGTTATAAACATCTATTGAATCTTCATCTTCAACGAAGTTGTTGTAAATATCAATTAATCTTTTATCTTTAGTTTCAGTCATTGTAATAATTTTATCAAGTTTTACAATAAAGAAATCATCACTTGATAATTCTATCCAAGATTTAACCTTTAGATATGTTCCTTGTTGATTATGTAAAGTTTTTATAGTGATTGGATTTTGAAGTACGATGACAGGATCTCCATCGTTTTCATCTACCATTACTAATGATAAAATTTCTTCACCTGATATCAGTTTAATAATTGCGTAAAACTCTTCTCCCATTAGTTCTTAAGCGGTATGTTTACAATATCATAATTAAAGTTTTCTTCGTTATAAACTTTGATTCTTTCGATTAAGTGATTGAGTGTATAATTTTTTCTTGACTTA